GTAAGTGGAAGGTCCTCCCCCGCTGCGTTCAAGCATTTCGTAAGAAGAGGGGAACATCTATCTTATCGCCTAATATCTTAACTCCGAATTTTAACGCACCTAATATTGCTCGGCGCTGGAAGTGTAACGGTCCTCTAAGTATATGCATTTGCAATTCATCATCGTAAACTATCCGCTGCGCATTATTCTTCAGAGCTTCATAAGTTATATCGTAATGCATTGAACCTAAAAAGATAGGGTGTACAGCGCGTGATCTTATCATACGCCTCGCATGTATTGCGCTACTGAACGTGCTCGAAATCGAAAGATTGAGGAACTCTCTATAAGCCTCCGTTAAAGTCCGTCCACTGGCCTCTTGTGCCATCCCTAACGCGTGCCAGTGACTGGTTAAATCTTCAAAATGAACTACATCAATTCCTAAATCAAAGCCTAGAAAGAATGATTCATTCCGATGATGGTAAGACACACAGTGAAAGAAGAAGACATCGTCCGAATCCCATGGGGCTGCATAGATATGAATTTGGGGCTGCTGCGTACGTGGGATCTTAAACCTCATCATTACTCTCGGGTGTATGACTTTATCCTCTATCCCCTCAATCTCCTTCTCTTCATTCATTATCTGTTTAAACTTTGGTAGTATCTCTTGTTTAATATGAGCAATCTCGTTGCAATTATCAGCCACAGCCGTCTTTTTATTTAATACGCTAATAGCCAATTGTTCATCTGGTATATCTTTAAACCTATGCTCAAGAGTTGTGGCGATAATAGTAGGTTCGATCTTGGGGCTTCGCATATGTGATAAGTCAATTCCGCTGAGTGCATTGATGACCTTCTTTAATTTATACGCCCCCTCTATTGCTCGTCCCGTTGCGACAGCCGTTGCCATACCGGCACCTATCAAAGGCACTTCTTCTGATGCCGCCTCTAGCACGTCTGCTGTCATTCCAGCGATCTCTTGTATAGCCTCTTCCTGCATTCCATCACGCTCAATCTCTATCGCACTTTTAAGCGCATCAATCTTCTGTCTATACTCTTTTACCATTTTGATTTCATCTTCACTTCTTTCCGCTGCCTCTCGTTGTAACGCACGCGCTAAAATAGCCATCTTCGAATCTTCCTCCTTCAGGATTTTCTCATACGAATCAACAGCCTTACATAGCATAGTATACTGTTCTTCAACCGCCTCCACTTCTTTTGCCTCCCCATTCATGAAGTCATAAACTTCTCCGAGCTCTTTACCGAATTTCTCGGTGATCTCTTTATTATATTTAAGCCTAACAAGTTCGTTACGTTGCTCATCTTCCAATTCCTTTATCTTCGTCTGCATGCCGCGCTCACCAGGGCTGAGGGGATCAGGCAATTCTTCGCCTGTACCCAACACATTCAATAGGACCGCCTGTTTCACCGATTCCCCATACGATTCTCCTGTTATAATTGAGTGAACGCTTCCTTGTACTAACCCATCAATCGTTGCCGCACCTATTTCACTTTCTGCAAAACGTTCCGCTGCTTTTCCAATCGTTGAGTAAATCTTTTTCGCTGTATTCGATGTCAAAGCATTCCCGACCTTTTTTCCAAAACGACTAAGCGATTTGATTATCTTCCCCATCTTCTGCGAGTAGGAGAACACTTTTTAAC